AAATGAGTTTAGCAAAGTAATTGCTAAAAGGTTTTCACGTACAGATAGAGAGGGGAATGTAAGTGGCGAATCCTTTATAGTACAGGAGGTTATACCAACTTCAGATCATACAGCTGTTATTAATTTTAAAAAGAGTAGCGGTAAAATAGGAGTGGCATTTTGTTATTATATAGCTAAAGGAATGTCTAAAGGATGGAAATATTTCTTTCCTACAGACTCACACCTTAATGGATTCCAAGCATTCTTATATTATAAGTTAGATGCAGAGCGTAGGAATTATGATAAGAATTTTTTAGTGGACCAGTATAATAGAAATAGATTACCAAAAGATCAAATAAAATCAGAATATGAAATATAAAACTATCAAGTGGGTTCTTACAACTAATATTAAAAAGAATGTAAATACACTATGGACGTGGGATAGGGAGGAAAATAACTTTACTCAAATCTATCAGAACTATAATGATAAACTCCCTATCTACACTGCCACTCAGTTATTAGAATTAATAGAGAAAGAAATTAAAGAGACTGCTTAGCTTTAAGAAGTTCAGCACACTTCTCATACTCCTCTGTATAAGTAAAGTATTCTATTAAAGTATCATAAAGATCATATTCCATTGGAACAATCTTTTTTTTAGGATTAAACATAAGAACTAAATCAGCTGTATCAGATATTAATTCATCTAAAGTTTTTTTTCCTAACAGTAAATTATAACTGTGTCTCATGCATTGGTCCTCATTAAAATTTTTCATATTATTTCATTGGGTTATCGGAATTCATAGGATCTTTTCCTAACATAGGATTTGTTTTATCATTCATTGGATCTTCTGAGTTCATAGGATCTCCAGAAATCATAGGGTTACTACCTGCTTTTTTCTTTGCTTTTCTTTTACTTTTCTTATTACGTTTTCTTTCTGCTTCGTTTTGTATTTGATACTCACTGAAGTTAAATAAACGCATAATTACTTTAGCTGGATCTTCTCCTCCTTCAATAAGTTGTTCCATGTTTTTAAATATCTTACGAACATTATTTACAGGAAGTCCTGTTATTTGAGATGTCTCTGCTAAAGCTTTATACAGAGCCTCTTGTTTTTTCTTAGGATCTTTAGTGTCTCTATATCTTGCAAACCTGTTGAAAACTTCCTCTCCTTGGGTTAGAACAGGAAGGTTTTTAAATTGTAAAAATCTCGCAGGTTTACCAATAATAAGGTCTTTTATTTTAACAGCAAACTCTCCATAAAGAAATAAAGCGTTTATATTTCCAAGTATAGCAGCTGTCCCTAAATCTTTTGCATCCTCATCTTCCCAGTCTGCTAACAAGCCTGGCATTCCATTTGCTACAAACTGAAAGAATACAGGCATAATTACATGATAAGTTAAAAATATACGAGCCGCATCTGTCTTTGTTCCTTTACCTGACTTACCTCCTGACGACATAAGCCTGTACATATTTCGTAAAGCATAAACTTCTTTTCTTAAGTATTGCTTAGGAGTAGTTAAGAACATATTAAGTGCTCTAAATATTGGACCTTTAGTTTGATAGTAGTCTCTATCTTGTAAGTCAGTAGACTGCTGAGATCTTTTAGTGTCTCTTTCAAATTTAACAATAGCCTCATCAATTGCTTCCTGTTCTGTCTTACCAGCTTCTAATGCTTTGTTTTTATAGTACACATAGTTAGGAACTCCTCCTAAATAAATTGCACCTCTATCTCCTAACTTTGTAGTATACATTAAGATATTTACCAGAGACTCTTTATTAGCTCCAGTCATTAATCTTTTACCCCCTATTGTTATATCAGGAAAGACTGACTCCATAGCATCATCCGAGTACATCTCAATAGCCTTAGTCATACTCTTAGCATCCCTGTCTTGCAAGTAAGTGGAGTTAGCAGCTATCTCTTTCCATATAGCTTTTACATCTTTACCTCTACCAAATCTACTTAGAGCAGCGTTCTTCATCCAATTACCATAACCTATATCTGATGCATATGTAACAAATGATGTTAACTGTTTAAGCGTTACTACAGGATTAATACCTAAACGAGATAAGATAAACATATCCTGCATAATATCTACAGCATTATCCATTTGAGTCCATGTCTCTCATATAAGTGTAGAGAACATTAGTACCATCCATAGGTCTAATTTTTTTCTTATTCTGTTCTCTCATTTTAGTAGAGTTAGCAGCTACTACATTGTGGTATTGGATTTTACCACCATCAGCCCCTGGTATAAGATTAACACCTTCCGCTTCTTGCCCTTCTCTATAAACCATACCTGCATAGTTTACATTATATGGCATCTGAGTTCGGTATATATCTTGATATGCTTCATTGTAATGATTATAAAGCATAGGGTATAATATTTCTACTTGCCAGTCTGCAAACTCTTTTAAGTTCTTATATTGTTCAGACTCTAATCGGGTAGTTATTTCATTCATTACTTTAGCAACACCTTTTTCATCTGTGCTAAAAGTTTTTTGTAGTCCTGGATGATTAGAAGAGTCTTTATACTGGTTGTATAAGTAATACATTTGATTAGGAGATAAAACCATTTCTGTTCCATCAGGTAAATCAATTGCTTCAGTCTTTCTACCAAAAGATGTTACTATAGATTTATATTTTTTACCAAACAACTCTTGAAACTTAGAAATTATTAATGCATCATTCATTAACATTCTCCCTTTCATCTCACGATTAGCAGCGTCAATTTTTTTAGTTACCTCTTCTTGAGTATTACCTTCAAATAATTCTGCTGGGAGTAAAGATATCTTATCCATTAATAAAAATAGATCAGAGTTCTTAGCCATAACATTTCCTAATCTTTGTACAATATTATTACCTAATTTTTTAAATCTATTTTTTACTTTTTCAATTTTTACAGTTTCTCTTCCCCTACTATCTTTAGTGTCTTTAATATTCTCAATTATATCAGTTATTTTATCTTGTATCTCTGCTTCAGTTGGGTTTTCAACACCTTCCTCTTTTAATTGTTTTTTAGCCTGATCTTTAAAGCTTTCAGTTCTTCCTGTTACATCTAAGAAAACTTGCTCAAATTGTCTTTGATATTCTAAATGTGCTTTTGTTAATTGCTCTTTAAGTATAGTTCTACCTGCTGTAATTATTTGTTTTAACTCTGTCTCCACTCCAGCTAACACATTAACTTTAGTAATGTCTTCATTAGACATTAAGTTATTGGCTTTAACCATATTCATAATGATTTGCAGATCAGCCATCGCAGTATAATCACCTTCGGTTTTTTCAGGTTGCTTATTAATATTATCGTACTCTGTCTCTAATTTATATATGTATTCTAATACTTTATCCTGAGTAGCTAAACTACCATCATCTATTCTTTTCTTTAAAGATGCTAATCTTTTTCTTGTAGTCTCATCTATCTTAACACCTTTAAGAATATTACTTATTTTCTTGAGAGTATTTTTAGGATCTAATAAATCATCAATAGACTTATGTAGTCTTACATTGTTTTTTTGAGCAGCAAACTCCATAACTTCATTCATTATTGAATTGATGTTATCTTTATTAGCTTGCTCAATCTTTCTCATTAATTTAATAGCATCTGACTTACTATATATATCTGTAGGTAAAGTCTTACGCATAAAGTTTCTAAGCTCTCTTTGTATTTTTCTTAATTCTTTTTGACCTTTAGTCTTAGCTCTTAATATTATTCTGGCTTTACGGATAGCCGCATTCAAGTTTGTACTTTGCTTACCACCTAAAGCTCTGGCAACATCCATCTCTAATACCATCTGCTCAGTAGAAATTCCTTTCAGTACAGCATCAGCCATTTTTTTATACTCAGGCTGTGCTCTTAAGAAGTCCATAGCCTGATCCATTATCTCTTGCTCTGACAGTTTGGTTTTAGCTTTAGCATTTTTAGTAATTAACTTATTATAATGCTTAGAAACTTTATTAAATAATTTAATTCCTGCTTTCATACCTCCTACTATATTACCCATTGATGGTGGTATAATACTAAGAAGGTCTGCATTTACTTTCATTAAGTCTCTAACCTCAGTCTTAGTAAACTTTCTTACTCTTGTTAAGTAATCAAGAATAGCAGGATCTGTAAAGTTTAAGTCTCTTGCTTTATTAATTATCTCAAGTGGAGAATCAAACTTATTAAAAGTCTTTTGTGCTTTCTCATCTACACTTCTTTGTGCTTTCTCTTTAGTAGGTGTATATACCTTACCATCTGGTTTTATTAATTTAAATCCAGTAAGTTCACCTATATCTCCTCTTTTTACTTCTACTGTGAACCCTAATGAGTTTGCCCAGTCTTCTAAAGCTACTCTATTAACTCCTGGCTTATTAAAGATGACACCATTCTTTTTCATCTCATACATCTTAGCCAGTTTATCTACTGGAGCTTTCTGTGCTTTCTCAGAAGTTGGACTGTATGGTTTAGGTTTGTTTGCCTCTGTAAAGTATTCAATCTTCCCTCTTGCAAATACTCTTGTTCCAGAAACAGTAGCCTCCTCAACAAAACGAACTGGCTTACCCTCTAAAGTTTCAAATAACTGAGTATTAAAAGGATTAAATCTAAGCTCAGTACCTGTTAAGTTTTGCTTATTAAAAGGAACATCCTGAAATTTACCATCTACAGATGCTAATGGGAACTTGTTTTTAATTTTATTCTTTACTTCATATATAGATTTCTGATGTGTATTAAGATATACATCTTTAAGTGTTACAGCTGGAGCGTAGTTAATTACTTCACCTCTAAAGTTTCCTGAAGTTCCATCTACCTTCTTAAAAGCATCAGTCTTAGTCCCTTTATGAATTGATTGAACAGGTACACCTGTATTCTTAAATACATTAAGGTTTAATCGTATACCAACATTCTCACCTTGCTTTGGGTTTATTCCTTTAGCTATAATTCGTTGAGCGGTCTTATCTGTTTTTAAAGCCTTTTTAACTTGTGCTTCAGTAATATTATTCTTCTGAGCTTTCTCTGGGTATAATATTTCCAGATCTTGCTCTGTAATTACTTGTGCTTTTTCATCAGGACTTACCGTTTCAAAACCTCTTATAGTCTCTAATTCATTTACAAATTTTTCTTTTCCATCTTTGTATTGTCTTGTTTTATCTTGCTTATCGTAAACCTTTTTATCCATAGTAACCTCAACTAAAGGTTTCTGGTATTGGCTTACACCATCAATATCTTTTATAGTAATTGCTTTCCTTGGTATATTAATAAACCTACCACCATATCCTTTAGTTAAGAATGTAACTCCAGAGGCATCATCTTTATATACTCTTTGCTTCTCTATTTTAAATGTAACCTTCTGTGCTTTTTCAGTAGCAGGTTTAGTAATAGACTTAACCGCTGTACCTACAGCTCCACCATAGGGAGCTATACTTGAAGTTTGTTCCGAAATACCTTTACCTTCTATTTTTGCTTTAATAGCTTCAGGCATTATTTCTTTTGCATTTAATTTAATATCAGGTACCCCTACAACTTCACCTAATATATCATAAGCATAAGTAGAGTGATTGGATTTACCGCCTACAGAAGTTGGTTTTAACACCATCATAATATCATTCTGAGCAAATTCGTTTTCTTTATAGAAACCATCTCTTAAAGATTGTAAATCTACAAATCCACCTAATGTATTTACCAGTGCATGAAATTTAGTATTAGGTTTTTTAGATTGTTCATTTACTGCTATTAAAAAAGTTTTTCTTTTAGGGCTTCTTCTCATCGCAGGCCAGCTATCAAACTCTTCTAAAGTTTCTCTAATATTTTTAACTGGATTAGTTGCTAATGCTTTTTTCTTAAATGTATTATAATCACCTAAGTTATTAGCATACTTATCAAATACTTTTTTGTTAAATAACTTACTGGTTTCTGGAGAACCACTTATAATAAATATAAAATCAGCAGCAGTTATATTTTTGTCTAATTTTTTTTGATCTAAACCACTTGCCCATATAGCTCCTTTCTTTATATTTTCAGGTTGTAATGCAAAACTTGGACCTGCATCCATACCATTACCTAACCCTAATTGATCCGCTACCCAAAACCAAACCTTTTCATCATTCTTAATTATGTTATCTACTAACCCTAATAAATCAATCTTATTTTTAGGAGTAACTAAAGACATATCATAAGACTTCTTAAAATCTATCTGAGGCTTTTCTGTTTTAGATGGTTTGTTAATAGTGGTTGGAGTTCCAATAGGAGCTGTTCCGTCATCTATCACTTCTATATCTCCCTCTGTAACCTCAGTTCCCTCTCTTACCTTCTTAGATACTGTGTTGAAGAACTCAATCATATCAGCCTCTTCCTTAGTAAACTCTGTTATGTTAACAGGTAAACCAACAGCTTTAGCTGCTTTCTGTAACCATCTCTTTACTATATTTTTAGTTGGCCCATCTAACTGCGTATAAGCAGCTGAAAGATATCCAAACAACTCAGAAACTTGCTCTTCATTCTGGTCCTTAATCTTATAATCTTTTGCAAAGTCTTCTATAACTTCTTTCAAATTAGAATCTTTAGGCATTGCTTTTGCTACAGCATCTAACATTCGCTTTGTAACTTTACTAAAGTCTGCATTGACTCCCAACTTCTTTAATAGTACAGCATGCATAACCTCATGGGCTACTGTTCGTGTATTAGCCTTAGAAGAATTAATGTGAATGGTATTAGTATTAAGATTAAAAGTACCACGTGTTCCTGCGTTCTCACTGCTTACTGCTTTATTATAATTATTTTCTGATGCGTGTACTACAATAGCTAAGTCAGGAATTAATTTAGCTATAGCCTTACCTGCATTCTTAGCTTTATTTAATAAACTATCAAAAGAAATATCAACACTATTTTCAGGCTTAGCATTTTTAGGTTGTGTCACATGAACATTATCTGAAACACTTATCCCTTCATACACTTCATTTTTACCGTCAGTAACTATAACATCTATAGTTCCATCTTGTTCGTTTTCTACTACAGCTTTACGAGTTGGTTGTTCAGGAGTTCCTTCTTGCTCCTGCATACCTGTTTGCTCATTAAATATAGATGTTAAATCATCTACTTCCTTTTGCGTCTGCGTGTCAAGATCTGTTTGACTGTCCTGGCTCTCTTGGGTAGACTGCCCTTGGGTGTTTCCATCTCCCACTTCTTGGCTACTTTCGGTAGATTCTTGTACATCCACTTTCTTTGTGCTTGACTTTTGAATGGCATCTCTTTTAGTTTTAATTTGTTCAGGAGTTGGGTTCTCTACTCCCTCCTCTTTTAATTCGTTTATTGCCTGAGTATTTAACTCAGTCTCCTGTGCTTCTTGTTGGTTTTGTGTATTACCAGATCGTACTATTCTTTCTACATCATTCTCTAAATCTAATAACTCTTTTTGTTGTTTTTTAGTTAATTGCTTACTATATCTATCTATATCATTTTGTAGTTCTTGTTGTCTTAAAAGATTACCAAGTAGTTCTTTCTTTTGATTAGTAGGAAGGTTAGAAGGTATTTTATCCATCACCCCATTTACTTGATCATATATATCAATTTCACGCTGTCCCTCTTTCTTAGTGATATCTCCATTTAAAATACGCTCTTTAGTTCTTTGAATAAATGCGTCTCTTACTACAGACTCCTTATGAATCTGCTCATACATCTCAAAAACACCATCTCCTAAACCAGTAAAATCTCCAGCTGTTGCTGTCTGTATTATAGCTGATGGTGTACCAATCACAAATCCTCCCACCGCTTCCTGTAGCCCTGCTCTGATTACTTGCTTTACCCCATCACCAAAAGTCTCAGGAGTTCTAAACATTTCTTTTTCTTTATTATAATTATAAGCTTCTTTAAAACCTATATCTGCAATCTCTTGTGCAAGCCCCGTCTCAAACTCAGCTAATCCAGAAGCTGTAACTAACAGAAGTCCTTGACTCATAAGGTTGTTAACCTCTTTCTTTACTACCTGTCTAAAGCTTTGCCCTGTAATATCTTTACCACTTTTCTTTAGTGCCAGTAATAATACTTTACTTGCTAAACCTTTCTGAGCAATAGCATTTCTAAACCCAAGGTTTTCTAATACCCCTACCACTATACCTAAAGGCACAGTAAACATAGTCTTCTCAGCTTCACTTATATCTGCAAAGTCAGGATCATTTTCCATCTCCTCATTAATATGGTCTTCTACTTGAGTTATCATATTAAATATCCTAACAGGAGTAGGGCCTAACATAGCTGGTATAGACTCAGTTACTCCTATTAGAGCTCCTCCCCAAAAACCTTTTTTAGCTTCTTGAGTAGCCTCCTCAGTAGTCTCATCCATACCTAATCCCTGCCTTAATCCTCTACGTGACATTTCTAACATTCCCATTTTCTCGTCATACTTTTTATCATTAGCAAATTTTGAAAACGGATTAGCGTACACATTATCTCCAGGCTTTACATCGTACTTTATTTCTTTACGAACCTCATCTAATATTTTAGATTCTATATCATCTAATAAAGTTGTAGTTACTGTTCGAGTAGAGGCAGATGTACCGTCTTTTATAGATCCTGCTGATTTAATTTCTGTAGTAGTTCCTGGAGTTTTTTCTATTAACTCTAAAAATCTTTCATACTCTTCATCATTAGAAATAATTTCTTGTATTCTTTCTTCCGTATAAGTGTCTCCTAATAAACCAGCTTCTTTTGCTTTAGTTAACACTCTGGTTCTATACTCATTCTGAGACATTAAGCCTCCTTCTGCAGGTGCCATATAAGTACCCGCATCAATCATCCTATTCATCATTTGAGTTCCTATACGAGCGGAACCATCTAATAAAGCATTATAAGCAAAACCCCCTATACTACTTTGCTGACTACGCATCTCGTACCATCCGCCTACAACCTCATCTAATTCTTTTCCTTTTACTGCTAAATTCTTTTTAGATATTGCAATATTTTGAGAGGCTAAAGCTATTTTTTCTGCAAGAACTTTAGGAGTTGTAGCCATTTGTTCTCCATCAGGACCTTCTACATATACTACCTCGTCAGGATCCATCTCAGATAAATTATTTTTATCATAAAAGTTTTTAGCCATTAAGTATTCACTGTACTCATCTCTAAGAGAATTGGTTTCAGTATTTAAATCCTTAACCATATTCTCTACATCTTGCTCTCCTTGAATCTTTTGTTGTTTCTTTACATAGCCAACCTCTAATTGGTGTAACTTAGTGCTCTCTTCTTTATTGTCTTTTAAAAATTGTTTTAACTCATCAGAATATTTACCCTTAAAAAACAAAGCATCTAATTCTACTTTTAATGTTTCTCCATTAGCGGCAGACACTGTCATCTCATCACCTGTAAAATCTGCTTCAGTAAAAGTAAACCCATAGTCATTAAAATGATAGTTCATTAATGGAACTACATTCTCTTCTGTCTTAGAAATAAGGTCTGGTGTAATCTGTTGCAGAGACTCATCAAAGAAATCGGCTGGTTGTTCAACAACCTCCTCAGTGGTGTCTATCTTAAATAGCCCTTTATAATTAGGATCGCTACGCTCCTGTTGTGTAGACTGAGTTATAAGACTTTTTAAACCTCCCCAACTTTCAGGCTCATACCCTTTAACTGATCGTGGTTTTATTAAATCTTTAGGATTTACTTGGTTGCCCTGTCCTATATTTAGGGTATCTTCTTCAGTTTCTTCTACACTAAATTCAGGAGCACCTTCAGTTAGTGCACTATCAACTTGTTCATTACTTGGTTGAAGAGAAGGCTCCGATGAGCCAGGTTCTTGAATGTCCTCGATACTTGATGCCATAACTTCCTCTTCTCCAGTACCATTGCCAACGGGATTTTTTTTTTCACCGATACCAAATAAAGTTACAAAGTCATTAACAGTTCCTTTATAACCTGTATTGACAAAGTATTTATATGTATCATTAACAGCATCTCCATTAGTATTAAGGAGTGTTTTATAATCATCTATAGTACCTTTGTATCCTGTCTCTACAAAATATTTGTACCCGTCATTGATTGCTTCTTCGTTCATATGTTATTTGTTGTATTTACTTCCAGCCCCTTTAGATGATCCACCACTACCTGTAGTTCCTGAGTTTTGATTATTTACAGCGGTCTCAATAGAGTCTTGCATAAAGACCACAATATCTTGTACATTATCCCCATCTCCATAAATATCCGTCCATATAAACTCTTGTCCTCCAATAGTAAAGACACCGTTACCATCTACAATTTTTAAACTACCACCACCTTCAAGACCACGTGGCATTATCTCCTCCATATCCATAAGTTTATTAAACTCTTCTTCTACTTGTGCAGGTTCATCTGCATAAGAATTTAAAGAGCCACCTAATTCTGTATATAAATAATCACCAGGAGTAACCTCTTCGCCATCCGCATTAGTTACATTCATTCTCTTATAAACAATCTTATCTTTCACTCCTTCACCTCCAGCTGCTGTATTACCAGCACCTCTTGATAGATCGCCATCATAATTTTTCTCTGCAATATCATACTTAGTAGCTCCCTGTGGAGTAATCTTCTCATAGATTTCTCTCTTAAGTTGTTGACCACTTTTTAGACTACCATCAGGATTATAAGCGTCTATAATCCTATCTTGTTGCCCGTCTACTTTAATAGTAAAGTCTGTGATTTTACCCTCAGTAGCTAATCTATTTTTCTCTGCTTCTATTTCTTCAGCGGATGCATTAGGGTTAGCCTCTTTAAATGTATTTAACTCTACTTCTTGTTGTTCTTCACTTAACAGCTCTACGTTTCTATCAATATTTGTTAATCGTGGAGCGTTAGGATTATTTTTATTAATATCGTCAATTAGGTTTTGAGCACCAGCTGCAGATTCAGCAGCAGTTCCTGACACAACCATGTCTACATTTTTAAGATATACTCCAGCATTTTCTTTATCTCCTTTTGCTTTTGTCTCTGAAGATGTCTCAGCTCTTTTTTGAACTAAACCTTTTACATCTTCTTCTTTCTTATAATCTAAAGTTCCTGTTATCTTGGTCTTCATAGCATTTAAAGCAATCTTTTTTTGAGCATCAGTAAACTTAGCGTTATATTGATTGTCTGCTCCAAACTCCATTACAAGATAAGGGTTGTTTTTTTCATTACCTTCATTCTCTGCATTCCACTCATCAAATTGTTTTTGGTCTCCTATTTCAAATGCAGTTCCATCCTCAGTTGTTAAGGATGAGTTTAACATAAACGACTGCATGTCATACGGATCGGCTAACATTGACTGAGCCTCCGCATCTAAATATTTTTGCCCCTCTGTACCATTATAGTATTCTGTTTCCATTCTGCTTCTTTCCTCTGTTGTAATTTTAGCATTTAAACCATACTTAGAATCTATTTTTTGTTGTATAACCTTTCCTGATATTGCCTTTGCTCTTTCTAATCCAGCGTTAGGATCGTAGTTATTTACTTTTTGCTTCATTAAAAGAGTAAGTCTATTCAGTGTAGCACTTGAATTTTTATCAACTGTTCCGTCCTCGTTTAATCTTAACATAGAAACATTACCTGTTTCAGGATCTGTCTGTACTGAGACATTGTTCATATTAGCAAACCCTTCTAATTGTTTTGCTAACCATTGTTCTGCTGGAGCACCTTGAGATAAATCACTCCCTTCCATATTATTTTGTAGTCTTGCAGTATACTCTTGAAAAGTTTTATCAAAGTTACCCATGTTTTTCTTTAACAAATTAAAACCATTTAATTGGTTTTGTTGAAACATAGTAACATCAGCAGGTTTTACCAAACCTCTCTTCATCATGTTCTTCATGTCTAACAACTTGTTAGCTCCATCCTGTCCTGCATTCATAACTACCTGTTGTGCGGTAGGGTTATCATATTCTCCTAAATCATTTAACGCAGCCTGTTGGTCTTGAAAAGCTTTTTCCAGTGCAGCTTTCTTTCCTTCTCTCTCTGTTGCTACATTTTTAAAAGCATCAGATATTTTCTTTGCCTCTGCCCCAACATCAATCAGGGAAGATGGATCTGCCCTTTCATAAACATCAAAGTCTATTTTTGCTTTACTAAATTGGTTTGCCATGTTTAATATTGTTTATTAGGATCGTAAACATCAGTTGCATTTTCCAGTTCTCCCCATGCAAATCCATCTCCTGTCCAGAAAGCATCTTTACTACTCCCTTTCTTATAAGACTGATATTCATCTTTACCTATCTTCCCTCGAAATTCACCCATCTTAGCCGCCCATTGAGCATCAGTCATACCAGCTGGCTTTTGCTTTGCATATTGTTTAGATAATTTAGAACCTTGCCTATCTGCTTTACTTTGTCCGTACAGAGGAGCCAGACTTCCTACACCTTCAACTACTCCCGCTACCCCCGAAATACCTTGAGAAATACCTTGAGCTCTGGCCGCTTCAGCATCTCTCATCCTTTGGTTCTGCTCTTTTGCTGCAGATACATCCATATCTATAAGTTGCTGGTTTATAGCATCTTTAGAATCAGCTTTCATTTTATTAAGGTCAGACATCTCTTCACCCATAGCAATACGAGTTTGTTCTCCTGCCGCAGTTTGTGCTGCCCCTACTCTTCCTACTCCTGATGCTAACGCTCTTGCATCTCCTTCTTGTAGTGCCTCTATTGCTTGTTTTTGCCCCGCTATTTGATTCTCAAATTCTGCTTCATATGCATCTAAAGGAACATTAAGACCAGCGTAATGATCTACTTGTGCCTTAGCTTTAGCCTCAGCCATTGCTTTTGCTGCTGCTTTATCTGCTGTTTCTGCTGCCTTTTTGGCATCAGCTGCTGCCTTAAATCCTTGCACCGCTGACGCTCCTGCTGCTGCTATACCTACTACTGCCGATGTTACTACTGCCATATTATATTGTTTTAATCATTTCATGTGTATAGGTACTACCCTCCACAAAACCTATTTTTTTATATACGTTAATCAATGGTTTATTTTTAATTAATGCGTATATATATTTTTTACCTAAATCTTCCGCTTTGTTACTTATGGTTTTTACTAATAACTCTAAAGCTTCTTTTCTTTTTTGTCTATCTTTATATTTTAAGTTAGAGATAATCCAATCACACCACGTTGCTTTTGAATTAGTTATATACATAAACCCTGCACAAACTGGTGTATCTCCATCATAAACAATAAAACCACCCATCCCGTCTTCAGGTAAAAAATCTTTTGAAGGAGGAGTCCATCTCCAATCTTTCCACCATCCAGAAAGAATGTCTTCATAATCTTTTTCTTTTAGTGGTCTTATATTTAATTTCATTTATGCAAAGATAGTAAAATCTATGGATTACTTTTCATCACACTACTACCTACAGCAAATAATTCTACTGCACTTGTATTATCATTTTGTAGCGTAAAATTCATAAAGTAACCACGTGCTCCATTTGATCCTGCAATTGCATCTTTTATAATTGAAATAAAGTCTCCTACAGGAGGAACTGTACCAGGGAAAGGATAAGGTAAAGGATTAACTGCATTAGGATAAGGCCCTATAGTATCTACTGTAATTGAAGCTGGTGTTACTACTCCTGTTGCAATATCTGTAGTGGATTGTCTCACTATATTAATTACTACTCCTACAAAAACAGGAGCATTAGGAGGGTTAGTTGAAAAAACTCTATCTCCAACAGCAACAATACTTCCAATATCTTGTAATCCAAATTCAATTACTAATGCGGCTACAGGCCCTGCTAAATTAGTAGAGGCTCCTAAACCATTAGAAGATCTATCTCTAAAATTAGTTGTTGTAGCATTTTCTCTTAAGAACGAAAACCATTCTCCTTCTTTTTGTACAAACCACGTTTGTAAAGGAACTCCAGATCCAGGAACAGAACCTGTACTTAAATCAGTAAATAAGGATGTGCAATTCCAGGCATCATTACTTTCATATGACATTGTTTTAAATAACTTAATTGTCATAGGCTCCATATTAAATACAGACTGAATAGTAGAACTATACTGAACACCATAATAATTATTTCTTAAAGGATTAGTATTGTGTCTGTATAAATTTCCTCCATTCCAAGAATAAAAAAATCCATTCATCCCCATCATATAATCAGGTAAAAAAGAATAAAAGGATGGCCATCCTTTTACATCTTCACTATAAGATAAAGTATTTGCAGCTAATGGATTTGACATAGTTTTATATTTTTAAAATTAACAATTTCCTACACAATTAGAAACACTGGTTACCACCCCATCACTACTTACTACAACACAAAGCGGTCCTGTTGATCCGCCTTCTACTAAATAAGTTCCAGCGGCTTTTTTTTTTACTCCAAACTGATCTTCAAAAACCCAATCATGTACAAAAACTGAAGTAGCAACTCCAGTTGAACTTCCTATGTGAGCTGTAAAAAATGGATCTGAAGCTCCCGTACATGAAGGAGTAGGTGATAGTCTACATTTAAAGTTATTTAATTGAGTAGGACAGCCAACAAAAAAGGTCCACCCTGTACTTACACAGGGGCCATCAAATACAAAATCTATCGTAGTTGTTGTTGTTAAAGGTTTAGGTACAACCATCATACAATTCCCTACTTGTGTAGCTCTAAAGTCCACAGGGTTAGTACCAGTCCCTTGAGGATCGTAAGGACCTAAAGTTTGAGTACCTACAGAGGTAGGAGTAGCTGGGAATCCCCCAGAAGCTGTGTCATAATCATATCTATCTACATTAGCAGAAAAGCCGCTACTACCTAATGCATTAGTCATTGTTGGTGATCCACCTAAAGTACAGGCAGAAGAGTCAGTTCCAATTAAGCCTTGTAGATATCCAAAATTTGGAGAAGAATATTCTGAAGCCACAGTAGGAGTTCCTGAATTGTCATAGTCAAATGACCATGTACATTTATCAGGAACATCCAAAACATTAAAAAGAACTAATACAACTCCTGTTGTTGTCCCTACATTAGCACTTAAAAAATACTGACCTTGAACTCCACTACCACTAAAAGTACTGTCACATGGTAATACACAAGTAGGACAAGTCGTTGCTGCACCTAAAACTCCCCCTACCATTTGCCTATATATTCCCCCTTGTTGATACCAACCATCAGTTGCTACCGTAGTAAATCCTGGATCTGAGTATATAATTGGAGTAGTAGCAAAACTTGCTCCTGGCCAATAAAAAGTTGTTGAATTAGTACATGACATATCTTTATTTTATTTTATTATTTAACATGTTCCTTGTTGTAATACCACTCCGTTAGGTCCAATTTCTACCCATCGTTTTGGAGATAAACTTGGTGTTGCATTAGGATCTATTATATAAAAACCTGTTGGTGGATATCCATCTGCAGGATTACATAACGTACTTGTAAATATTACATTTCCTACCGTTGGTAATCCTCCACTACCTTGGAAGCCCCATGTTCCGTTATTTCCAGGTGAATTAACCTCTGTCTGACATACTTGTGAAAAAGTTGAAGTAACAGGCCCAAAGTATACTTTATCACAAGGAACCTCACAATTACAACAAACCTCATCAGCAGTTGATGGATCAGAACAATAACATAATTGTCCTGAACTAATTAATCTTAAATCCCAAATTAAATATAAATAATTATTTACTGATGATACATTTACTCCACTCTGAATTGCTTGATATTCTCCTGGCGATGGAGACGTGATAGCCCCACTCACGATAGAAGCATCAGCCACTACCATTGCTATTTCAGCTGAAGTTGGATTATTAGGATTTGCAAAATACTCATTAGGTGAGGCGAGTATCTTAAATTTATGCATAGAAGGATCAAAATCAAAATTATCAGTTCCAAACTTTTGAGTCCTCATTGTAACAGAAGATCCATTATATGGGAATGCTAATAATGACTGTGTCCCTGAAGCAGTGGCATATTCAGCTGGATCAGGTGTAGATAATGCTGCTGGATTAAATCCTGTAAAAGGACTAATATTAGTTGCGTCAAACCAGTTATAATTAGTATGGATAGTTTGTCCATTATAATTATTAGAGTTTACAACTATTTGTCTAACCGTTAATGGTAGCCCTTGAGGACATTTCACTGTAACATCATACGTAGCAGGCACAATAGGAGAAGGCCCTGTTGGTGTTAATGTTACTGTACACGATTCAGGAGTATTAGATGTTTTAGTAAAAGTTAATGTACTATTAGAGCTTGTAGAAGCAGACGCTACTACACCACCATTCCACTCTATAACGACACTTACAGTACCTGTATTTATATTAATATCAACATCAACATCACCAATAACCAACCCTAAATCTACATCATAGGTAATTGATTGTGTACTATTAAATTGACTAATAGCAGTGCCACAAGGAACTTCGTCTAAAGGCATTGGAACTTGTTGTAAGTTAGTTCCTAATACATACTCTTTCATGTAAGGATCATAAGCTCCTAATTTTTGAGTAGTTAATTGAGCATTAAAACAATCTCTAAACCAACTATTCATTCCGTAAGTAGAAACAACTTGTAATTGATCGCTACCTTGAGATGCTCCTCTTAAGTTTATTACCGCACCTCTTTTAGTGTCTGTAAAAAACATATCATACCCCCAAGAAGTAAAACTTTCAGGATTAAAACTTATACCATATTCTTCTATTCTCGCTATCTGTGTTCCTAAAACTTCTGGAACTGAGGCGATTGCACCTCCACCAGTAGAGTCTGTTATAACATTTTTAGATGCTAATACATAAGAGATTCTATCTTCTTGTAAACATAATATATCTGTCTCACGAGAATATAAAACTTGAATAGGACCAAACGATGTCTCTAAATCTTTAAAGTTTAATAAACCTAAATTAAATTCATTTAAGTTATTACTGTTAGCTGAACTACTATAAACCCCACTATATGTCATTCCTGCAAATCTATCTGCCTCTTGAAAGTCTTGGTTAGATACCGCTAAAGTTCTTTCTCCTAAATTAAAAGCTTTACCTGCAGGACTGTCATATATTTTATAACTTTCTACTCCATTACCAAAAACATAACAATTATAGGCATCCAACACTGTTACCATTGAAGCACCTCCTGATGTTTGGTCTTGACTTCCAGTTGATAAACTATAAGAACCAGCACCACCACTTGGATTAAAACTTCTTTTAGCCATGTGATATCCTGGCCCCCCAACAAAGTCAGGCTCTATATCTAAAAGTTCAGAAGCATCATAAAATAAATTTGGATCAGCATCTCCTGGTACAGTTTCAAAAACAAAAACTCCACCTGCTCGTGTTACCTCAATCTCTAAACGAGCTCTACCAGGAAACCATCCTGAATCACCATAATTGGCTTCGAAACATTCAGTTATTGCTCCTTGCCATACAAAAAATTGACCACCCGCTGCATTTTGTCTTATACTTGCCTTTACGTTATACTCACTCCCTGAACAAGCGGCACCTGCACTCGTATATAAAGTATTGTCAAATGATAAACTCATTCCATCTACACCAGTAGTTCCAGCGGTATTAGTACCCATCTTACTTGCTAAATCATCTCCTACTGCCCACTGATGGAAGGTGTTATAATCTTGAGATACTGTAAATGTTCTGTCGTAGTTTATATTTCTTTTACAATTACTACCCCCTCTATATGCAGAACCTTTTATTCTAACAGAAGAACCCGCAGGAAGAGTGTAAGGAACTCCATTTGAATCATTTAAATTGTAATCATCAATACAAGAGCCACCTATCCCATTACTACTCGTATTTTTTTTACTTTTTTGACCTCTAAAATAAGTAGAGTTTTCTATACTTTCTGTAGTCCAGCCTGAAGGTTTTAGTAACATATATAGCCCTGGTAAAGATGTTTCTGTAATACCCTTACCTGAATAAGACTGTATAGCTAATACCACTGACTTAGGTGCTCCTAAAACAGCACCTTGAGTATCTTGTTTTACTATTAACTCATCTCCTACTTTTAATACATTTTGATTCTGTCCATCTAACTTAAACCACACTTGACTTGGATCTTCCACATCAGCTACTGGAAGTCCAGCTCCTGAAGCTACTGCAGTCCCATCTTGAACATAAAATAAATTAGAGAAAATAGTTTCATAACCCCCTTGACTTGGTTTTACTACAAACTTATATTTCTTAGCCCAGTAAGGAGCAAGGCTTGATAAGGTTACTCGTATTTGATTTTTTAAAACACAAGAAGATGGCTCAAAGTACACAGTACAATCTGGACTTGTGAGAACTGTAGACGATCTACCCTCTCCATCCATATATACAATTCCTATTTCATAATCTCTATTAGAATGTAAGCTGGCTGCATCAGCATTTTTTAAAAATGTTGCTGTAGAAGAAAAACCTAAAAAGTTATAATATCTAATTGCATAAGAATACGCTCCACTATTTGTTCCGTCTGCTTGATAATACTGAATACAAGGAGCTTGAAGAGAAAAAGTGTTACCTGAAACAGAGTAAGCAAACCCATCATTTAAACACGTAGGGGTTGTACCTGGTCCTCCACTTACTATTGTATAGTCTACACCATCAGTTGATAGAGTAGCCGCCCCTCCAGTTGCATCTGTTATTAATATAAAATCTTGTCCTGCTGCAATTGCTTGAACATCTACAGTTGCTGTCAATCCTGTTAAACTGTCTATTACAATCTCTGTACCACTCACCCCTAAACCTGGTATTGTACTAAAATCAAATCCAGTTTGTGTTAATTGATTGGCCGCACAAGGAGTTTGCGGAGCGGGACCACAGGCAGTAGTTCCACTTGCTATAGGCACTGAAGAACAAGGAGTTGGAAAAGGATTGGTATCTAAAGCTGTAAGACTACAAAGTGTAGCTGGAGCATTAGGTATACCACCTATACCTCCACTTACCATTACAAGCCCAGTAGTTGATATAGGGTTCTCAGAATAAGCGTAAAATTTATCACTTAAGGTTCCTCCTGTTGAACTGTCAGCACAAGGATATAAAGGTTTTACAACATTGTTACCTGTATAACCTTGAGCAAGACTTCCTCCAATTCTATCTTTAAAATCTTGAGAATTTAACATTGTATTTACATCTGCATAACCTCCCGCTGGAACTGTAAAATTCATAGGAATAACAAAAGGAGAACTTTGTAAAGCAGGCCCACCAGGACAAAAACCTCCAGCCCCATTCGTACATACGGTAGCAGTAGTTTGTTGTAAAGAAAATCCAAAATTTATAATGGTATCTTGTTCAATAGGACCACCCCCCGCAGGATTAATATCTGATAAATCAAAAGTTATAACCGAATCAGGCTCATTATGAACACCGTCAAAATTATACACCCCATTAGAAGTAACAGGATTTGGTAAATCTACACCTGCTATCTCTCCGCTTGTTGGAGTTACATTATAAGAAATAGGAATCTTTCCCCCATCTTCACTATATCTAATATCGTATCCATCAACATAATTACCATACATCAAACGATTACCTTGTATGGTTTGTGCTTTAGCAGTACGAGGAACATTGTCGTATAATCTTAATAACTCATCAGAACCTAATGTAGTATAAATCTCACTATTCCCAAACTGAACTGTTTGAAATTCATTATCTCCCCATGTTAACTCTTCTTTGTTATATCTCTTAATTACATATATAACATTAGATGTACTTTGTTTATATAATAAATCTATTTCCTTTACTCTTTTACTTCCCGTAGAAAACCAAATATCAGCACCATTAAATCTGTTTTTCATTCCTTCATTCCAATAGTTTTGAATACTTAAACTAAAAGGAGAAGGCTGAAAGGATGGGTTAGAAAATAAAGAAGTAGCACTGTATTGTCCATCCTGATATCTATATCTATAACCAAAAGATAGAAAACGAGTTTCCATATAATTTTCCTGGCCTATAATAACTTTAGGTTTTACATATGGAGCTCCTAAAGGAGCTACCTGACCTGCAGTAGGATCAAAATCTTCATAACCTGGAGGTTTAACAATAACACTTACATCCTCCTCTTCTAACACATCATCCACAGCACCAGGGCCTGGATACGCATAATCTGATTTTATATTTATAACTCTTGGAGGATTTAAATCATCAGTAAAAAATAATAAATTTTCAATCTTATCTACTCCTGTTATTAAATACTTAAAGTCAAAATTTAAAACCGAGGTACTAACTACATGATAAATTAAAGCTCCTAAATTAGTATTATAGGAAACAATTAAATCTACAACACCTGTAGTTACCGAGTTGGGATTATTTTCATTATGAACAAACCAATAAAGAGTTTCGTTTATACCATCTTCATATACTCCAATAGTTCTTATGTCTCCTGCTAAAGGTACTCCTTGAAATTCTAATTGAGTTAAAATAGTATTACCTAAAGAATTTTCTACCGCTCCAATCTCAGTGTTTTCAGTAGATCCTAAACGCACATTTAAAGCATCAATATACTCTCCTGGTGGAATAAGCCTTTCATCTACAGACTTATTCATTTTACCCGCTATAAAATTTGTTGAAGTTAAAGGCATATTATTTTATCCATTTATCCTGACCTCTTAAGTTTTGTAAGAGTCTGCCAGGGTGTATATTACTTAATCTTAGTTTAGCATTACGGAGTAAAGAAGATTTATCTTTTCTTGCTCTATTAACTAAATATTCCTGTGCTCCATGTCGGCCATTCAAAATAGCATACTTTATATAAGCATATATAAAGTCTTCAAATAATTTATTTACACTAACGCTGGAGTCATCACCATTTTCCATTCCATCTGAAACATACTCTAAAACCACTAACTTTCCAGCCATTCCTGAATTAAAGTTTATTACACCACCTTTTCTGTTTATACTAAAGGTAGGATTTACATTTGCTGTTTCTGTATTTAAACCAAATCTTGCACCTACTTGATAATCAAAGTACCAAGCACCATCTATTAAATATCCTTGCTGTCCACTATAAGGACCGTCCCCAAGATACATTGTTTTTTGCTGACCATCTAATCTTTGTTTATCCCAAAAAGAATTATGAGGTTTTAAAACATTACCATCAATATCAAATAATATTCTACAATCATGATCTTGCAAGTAAGCTCCACTCCAATTAGTCTGTATATTTTCTGTCATAGGATAAAGCATACCATCTTGCTCTAAAGATATTCTTACCCAGTTTACATAATCCTGTGGTAAAACAAACCTAAGTTGATCACAAACTTCTAATTCTAATATTTTAATTTCTTTCATTGCATCGTAATTCAATTCTTGAATTCCTCTCTTTGCATGAAATAAAACTTGATATCTGTTTACATTATTTACTATTTCATTATTACCTTGAAACATTAACATAAAATTATTTACAATATCTTCTAAAGATATGTATTGATAAGATCCCCAGTTTGCATCTGTAGGTACATTCTGACTATTCTCGTAATATTGATAATCTGTTATATATGCCATAATTAACTACTTTCTTGTATTTCGTTACTTTCTTCTGTTTTACCAAAGTTATACACCTCTGCTTCTCTAATTTCTATTCCTACATACTGACAAATCTTTGCTATTAAGGTTGGCTCATCAGAATCAGGTAATTCAAATTCTTGAAAGTCTGGTTGAGTAGGATCAAATTGAGGTTCTCCTAATCCTATATTTAAGAAAGTCCATCTTGGTGCTAACGGATACCTTATATACTGAGTCTGTATAGCCCCTGGTTGCAATATAGTAGTAGGGTATACTGTTATGTTATTGTTCTCTAAAGTGTACGCAGGGTATGTTTGATTTGGAGCAGTTAGCATAGAGTTGGTTAAGTAAAATATTTTATTTTGACTTACCCTTTCTACTTCTCTAATTTTTGTATTAGAATATATAACGTAGCTATTACCTATAACTGTAAATATATCTGCACTTAATGTTATAGTCGTAGTATTTACTACTCCAGTAACATATGCTTGTTGGAATGTAGTTGTATTTACCACTATACTTCCTATCGCTGGAGTAGGAGCGGCTGCAGGAATCGTAGTCCATCCAACTGCAGCTCCATCTACTAACTGATTTGCTACTGTAGCAGTAGCGGTTCCTGTAAATAAAGGAGTACTATAATAAAATATTTTATTAATTAAATAATAATCTAATGGTAAAGAATAAACATTAGCATTTACTTGAGGTAAAAATACAGTATTAGAAAAACTATCCATGACCTCTACTAAACCTTTAGTTATATCAGCATAACCTGTGCCTGATGATCTTGCGTTCTGTCTTTGAATCCAATTATTATAGGAATAAAAGTAATCCTCAAACATATCCAACTGTGCTTGCTTAGCATATAAATTAAAATCTTGCGGAGTAATATATCCGTAGTTATTTTTATTTGCTATTGCTAATACAGTATTTCGTACTTCATTTATCGATGCCGCCATATTATATAAACATTTTTACAAAGATAATAAAAAAAAAGAGGCCCACATTTTTTGTAGACCTCTCTTTACTTACTGATATACTTAAACTAATTAAGCATTTACAATACTTGTTACAGCTTTTGGTAGAATCATCTCGTAATAAGGATTTTGCCAAGAAGTAGCTAAAGCTATTTCCTGTGCGTCTAAGATAGCTGTGTAAACATCATGAGTAACTTGTGCTGCAGTTGTTACTGTAGTAGTTGTACCATCAACATAGTCGATTGTAACAGTTGCTGCTGTAGCAGTTGCTGTAGCAATTGCTTTAACTCCATCAAGGCTGATCAACTGACCAGTGATAGGAGCATTCGTAATTTTAAGAAATTTTGCCATTTTATAAAAAGGTTTTAATGGGTTAATAAAGTGCAAATATACATAAAAAAAAAGCACCCTTTTAAGGTGCTCTTTCTGTTGTATGATTAGAAATTATTTATTTTTCTTTAACATATTTTTAAGTAACTTATATGTCTCTACTCCCTCATCAGTTTGTAAGTAAGATCCTACTATATCATTAGCATCTTCTCCATAAGGAACAGTTAACATTTTACTTTTATTTTTAGCAAGATTAAAATAAACATCTCTTCCATTATTTCTTAATCCTAATAAGTTAGCACTGAAGAACTTAACTACATCATCTGCAATTTGTAATGCGGGATCATTAAGAATATCAATAAAGTCTTCTGGATAGTTTCTTGAGAATACAAGAATGTCTCTTTTTAATTCAGCAGTGCTTAATTTATCTGCACCTCCTCCTAATAGAACTCTACCAACTGTCTCAAGCATAGCAATATCTAAGTCTCTTGCTAAAATTTGAGCGTCTAAGATTAATTCTTCGATTTCTAATTCTTCAGCTGCATCTTTAGCATCATCTATTTGCTCATATATCATCCCGTTACCAGGATGTAAAGCTAAAAAGTGTTGTAGAACTTGATTAGTTCTATCTACAGTTAAAAATCCATCTTCAAAAACAATAGGCTCCATAATAGCATTACCATCTTGCTCTTCCTCAAAAGGTGTCTTTTGGTTTCTTGCATAACGAAGTGGTTTATTAATACCTGTTTCTTCATCAAAATAAAGTAATGGGGATCTTTTGTTGTGGTGAGAGTTTAACATAAAGCACAATGGTGCTACGTCTCTCTTTAATCTGTACTGTTTTGTAACTGGTGTTGTTGTCTTTTTCATTTTATTATAATTTAATTAAAGTTAAAAAAAGGGGAGGAGGTTAATCCTCCCCTAATGATTGTTAGTTATTAGTCTCTAAATAAGAAGAAGTTGTTTGCACCTAAAGTACATACAGCTCTTTCCGATAAGAAGTTAACTGTCATCGCATCTAAAGAAGATGTTCTTGCTCCACCAGCAGAACCAGTGATCCAAGTTTTGTAACGTCTGTCTTCAGTTTCAGAAGCTCTGTATCTAACGTGTAAGAATGGTCTCTTAGCGTTCTTACCTAAGATTTGGTCATATACAGTTGTAGAACCAGCTGGAACCATAAGTCCATTGATTGCACCACCTGTTAAACCACCTCTCATAGTAGGATCGTTTAAGTATTTCCAGTCTGACTTATAGAAATCATAACCTCTTCTGAATCCTGTAAATCCTAAGTTTAAAGCCATCTCTTCATCATTATCAAATAAACCATATGAAGTACCACCCGCTCCGTAAGAGTTTTGAGCAGCTAACATATCATCAATATCAAATGAGAACTGACGGTTAACAAAGATTACATTTTCCTCAATAGCACCTTGCTTATCAAGTCTTTGGATTACTGAATCGAAACCTGCAAGAGCTACTGGGTTACCCCCGCTCCATACATTTCCTCTTGTGTTTACTACATGGAAAACTCCTTCAGAACCTTTGTTTCCTACTGCACCACCTGCTCCAGCTGCACCAGATCCTGGCTCTGCAGGAACCGCTTCAACCATTGCAGTTTCTAAGTAATCTTCAAAACGAAGTCTTGTTTCGTGCTCAGACTTTAAGTACCATAGGTATCCGTTAGCACCATTTTCTGTAGTTACCTCAACCCATCCAATTTGAGCCATGTCAGAACCATTTACTTCGTAAGTATCCTTAATGATAATTGGAGAGTTTTCAAAAATATAGTCTTGAGCTTCGATAGAACCAGTCATTCCTAACTGACCTTTCTTAAACTCAGATCCATAAATAAATATACTACTGTTTACTCCTGCCGCTACTGCTTGACCACCTGCTTCATAGTAAGCTACAGTTATTGTAAAAGGAGCTGCTGCTGAAACATTTGTTACAATTGCTTTGTTGCTTAATACTGAACCAGCAGTCTCATCAGAAATCATCACAGTTTGACCTACTCTGATTGCTGAAAAACCATTAGCTGGAGCACTTGAAGCTGGAGCTGGAGGGTTAACTTGAGCTGTAGGGATAGTCCATACTGCTACGTTAGCCGCTGCTGCTGCTGCAGACGTACATGCTGTATACTTAGTGTGTAACCTTCCTTGCTCAGCCCATTTAATAAGGTCAGAGTTAGAAGGCATTTCAGCACCAACCATTCTTAAGAATGATGCTACTGTTCTATTACCATATCTTTCAAATTCTTTTTCATAAGTATCAGGAAGATACTGAGAAAGAAAATCAAAGTTGTTAATATAATTTGTTGCCAGGGCTACTTGTTGTCCACTTGGTTGTAGATCAAATCCTGGAGGTGTAATTACTGCCATTTTTTTTAATTTTTTTAATTATTATTTGTGTTTTATACTTCTAATTTTGAGTCCCTTACCACTGCTATTATCGCCTACAGCTCTAATCTTCAATCCATCTTTGTTGAAACTTTGTGGGGCTTTACGAATATCCATATTAATGTTTTTAGATTTTTTAGAAACATTATCTACAGCTTCGGTCATTCCCTGATTATAAAAGAATTCAGCAAATTTGTCAAGATTCATAGCAACTGACATAGCTCTATGATATCCCTGAGCGTCATTCATTAATCCACTGTCTTTATCCATGTATTTATTCACGAAATTATTAACATTAGATTGCTTACTTTTCAACTCAGCACTATCACCAGGTTTAAACATAAAACTTTTTTCCCCGACATTGAACTCAAAACCTTTGAACTCATCGTTAAAAACCTCATTGGTTTTAGTAAGAAAATAGTCATACCTTTTCTTCTGTGCTTCTTTCGCACTGGTAGATTCCTCTACATAACTTTTATAGCTATTAAATTCCTCCATGGACTCTCCAGATAATCCACCCCCACTTGACTCAAGAGGAGCTTTATATTTATCTTTTTGTTCATTTAAAAACTTTTTAGCCTTTACAAGTTCTCTTTTCTTTGCTCTCTCAATCTTCTTAATGTGAGATGGTTCATCTAAATCTTCGTCATAACCAAATTTATCTACCATTAAGTCTTTAATATCCTCACTATCTAAACCTTCTTCAGTTTGAGAATAATATTGAGATAACAATTTATCACTGTCCATTTCATCATAATTTTGTTGTAATTTTACAAAATCATTAATTCCTCTTCCAGTTTCTTTTTTGTACTTAAAATACGCTGCAACATCTTCTGGTAAATCATCGTTTGATTCTTTTGTTTCAAACAACTGATCTACTGATTCGATATCTTTATCGTATCTATTTTTAATATAAGAAAGAACGTCTGCATCTTTTAACTCTGATGCTTGAGTTTCTACTTCTTGTTGATCCTCATTCTTTAATTCTAATTTTTCTACTGTTGAATCTGTATTTTCTGTTGATTCAAACTTCTCTTCATGTTCTTTAAGTAGCTTTTCTTCCACTTCTACTTTGGATTTTTCAACCCCAGATACGTCTTTTACTGTAAATTTATTCTCTTCCATTTTATTTAATTTAATTTAGGTTACAAAGTTAATATTTATTTATTTATTTTTTTTAGCCTTTCTTTCAGCCTTCTTTTTAGCTCTATATGCTTTCATAGCCTGCCTTTTAGCCGCTCCTTTTTTCCAAGATCCAGCTGCAAATCTTTCTGCTCTTTTTTTACTTTTAAATTCATAAACTTCTCCTGCTTTTAAAGCTTCTTTAAAAGATTGCGGCCTGGCCTTTTCATCCCCCTTAAATGTAATAGAAGGTGCAGCATAATGTCTTACCTTTTTTTTATCTCTCCCATTGTCAACAACTTTAGGCTCATTAGGAAAAAACTCCATTTTTACAGTAGCGTTTCTCCCTGACTTATTTCGTTTAAGGTTTCTTAAATGTTTCTTACGACCTCTTTTTATTGGATCAGTTGGCATACTATCTTGGGTTAAATTCTGCTAAATCAAATCCATCTAAACTATCTTCATTAGATTCAAAGTTCATAGCAGGTAAATTTCTTTTACGTTGTTCAATCATTTTAGATTGTTGGGTATTACCTTCAGCTATTCTTTGAGACTTACCATCCTCTTTCTTTTGTTCCCGCATGTCTATTTGCTCTTGCTCCATACCCCTAAGCTGCATGTTGTAATTAAACTCAACATCCATTAGTCTACGCTTAAGCTCAGCTTCATTGTTTTGTTTCTCAATTTCAAAAGAAATCTCCGCTTGTTTAATTTGTATTTTAGCTTGTATCTCGGCTTGAGTTTGTTGCATTTTAGCTTGAGCTTGAGCTTGTTGTAATTGTTGAGCTTGTTGGTTTTGCATAGCTTGAGCCTGTTGAGTTTGTTTTTGTTTTTCAGCTTCTGTTTGCTTACGCTTTACTTTTAATAATTGATTAGCCATTTTTAAATTACTAATCGTTCTAATATCAATAGCGTCTTCTAAGTCAATACCTCCATTTTGTAAAGCCATCTGTATATTCTGTTCTAACTGTTGTTTTTCTTCTTCATCAGGACTCATTTCAATAAAGATTCCAAAGTCATATATATAAAGATTTTTAATCTCTTCTAAAATACCTAAGTTATATTTACCAATCTGCATCGCAAACTCATCTCTGAAATCTGCATACTGTAAAATATCTGCAGTCCTTATTGAAAGAGCTTCAGCTAAAGTTTTTGTTATATATAAACTTGCATTTAATATATGTCGAGTAGCTACATTAGAATTTAAAGCAGCTAACTTCTGAACTCCAACTAATGAATTTGGATCTGGCATCGAACCATCACGTGCCTCATTAAGACCTGTTACTTGTCTTAACATTCCTAAGTAATGATTATAATTACCTATAAGCATTTGCATCTTACTTTGACCACTGCTTGAAGTTAATTGAGTAATAGGCACTTTAGCATTATTAAACTCACCGTCTTGCGTATAACTTCTACCTACTACACTACCTGTTTGAAAATATAATCTTAAAGCATCCTCTGGATTATATGCCGCTCCTGTTCCAAGATCAACTTCACTTAACCCGTCAGCATCTATAAACACACCATCAGGCACCACTTTAGATACTACCTGTTGTATTTTTAAATGACTTATTTGAATTAGATCAGCAAAAGGAATCATTCTTCTTACTAAAGATTCTAAAACACCTTTATACATTCTTGGTGCACAAGCCACATAATTTGGCATAGCAAATTGATTAGCAGAATTAGGCCTTACCATATTCTCCATCATTTGCCATTTCAGAATAATGTTTGTCCCCATAACCATTACACCCTCATACCAAACGTCAATTCTTTTTTCTACTTTTTCAAAGCCACCCTCATCCATCATTTCTTGTGGAGGATTAAACTCATCATTCTTTTCTACGGTTTTATAAGTACCCTCTGCAGTTTTTTTCTTTTTATATACAAAACTATTAGTAGTCTTATAATTAAAATATAATAAAGTACAAGTATCTCTGGAGAACATACTGTTCTCATACATCTGTGCTACATTGTAATAATCGTACCATGACTGGCTGTATTTAGATATTTCCTCCATTTGTTCGTTAGTAATATCAGGATCAATCTTTATTAACTCTGTAATAGGTAGAGTTTTAATTTCACCCCAATAAAAACAGTCTTTAAAATAAGGATCTTCTGTATAACTATAAACAACATTAGCAGGATCAACATAGTCTACCTTAATACCATCACCTGGTTGAAATGAGTGTCGAGTTATTCCTATACCTAATGTGGCAATATCATAATCCACTCTTTTACGAATGTCTACATAATGATTCTCTTCCAACATAGTATTGATAGCAATTTCATTTGCAATCTCAATCCCTGGCTTATAATTAAGTTGCATATACAACTCCATCTCCGAATCACTCTGCGGTAAAGTTTCAGGATCAACATTAAACATTTGAACTTGAAAGTCTTTTTCTATTTGTCCCCACAACTGCTCTGCCGCCACATTAGTCTCAACCATTGTTTGAAACTGATTTCTCTTTTCTGCTGACATAGCATCTTGAGCAATACAATTAACTTTAAACAATCTGTCTGACATTCCATTAACAACAATGTCTACAAACTTAGGTATGATAGGCACAGGAGTCCAGTCTAAATTTAAATATGATAAATCTCCGTCTACTGCTAATTCATTTTTATACTTAGCAACTGATTGTTCTCCACGAGCATAAAGTCTTAATCTATGAAATTCATTCCATTGATTATAGAACCTACAACGCATTCCATCTTTCCTAAACCATTCGTACTGTATTGCTTGCCCTACCTGTAATCCAAACTCATCTGTTGCTTTTTGTTTATCTGTAGCAAATTGATTAGGGAATACAGCAGAACTAATATTTATTTTGACATCTTTCATGTGATTATTTGACTTTTGTTGCTGGTATTATTATATCTTGCAAAGTTAACGATTATTTTTGATTGTTGTTTAGATGGTGTATATAAGTGTTTCTGATTAGCCATAATAGCTAAGCCAGAACTAATAGCTGCATCAAACTTAGTTCTGTTACTAATATCAAACTTTGCCCAGTCTTCTAATGTTTTCCCAAAATACATAGTACCCATATCTCCTGCATCCCTATATTCTCCATTAAAATCTATTCCTACATATTTTTCTATATAAGATTCTATAGCTGATGCGTGTGACTGTTTTACATCTTCAGAAGTGTTAGGAATTCCACCTAATTCTCTTTCTGTTTTAGATAATTTATTATAAGTTTTATCTGGCCTGTTTAATGAAAATCCTCTATATCCTCTATTTTTAAAATGATATAATAAACGAGGTTTATTATTTTCACAAAGTATAGGCATACCATAAAAAATACAAGCCATTAAAACTTCTTCAAAGAATATCTCAGCAGTTTGTGGTCGAGCAATATATTCTAAAAAGAATTCATTAGATGGAGCGTCTTCCATACTAAACTTAGTTAGTCCATGCAAAGCTCCATTAGATCCCTTCCCTACTACCACTCCAGATATATCATAAGAGTCACAACCAAAGGAGCCAATGTGTTCATTACCAGGCCTTTTCATCCCTCTACTTGTTACTATATTATTTTGTAAATGTGGAGGGGGTGTCCAGCTAACTAAAAATCTACCTCTATTATTAGGACTCCATATAACTTCAGTATCTTTAATTCCATTCTTCCACGAAAAAGATCCTCTTGTTAAATGATGATCAGTTATTAATGAATCATTGTAATCTATTTGTTGATATATCTTTGTTAGATTAAATATAGATTGTTTACTTTCATCTCTAAAAGCATGAGACTCGCTTCTTGGAAATTGCCTGTAAAATTCATTTAAAGCGTCTGGATCTTGGGTTAAAGAGTTAACCTCATTTTCCCAATAATCAATAGCTCCTATTTTTATATCCTCTCCATCTATACCTATAATTGGTTTGATTGGTGTTTTAAAAACAGGCATACCATATCTATCTATATATCCTTCAAAGTTCCATTCCATAGGTACAAACAAACAATATAATCCTGACTTTGTTTGACCATTAGCATTTCTTTTAGAAGGCATAGAGTCTTCATATAATGATTTAAAGTTAGCACCTCCTTTGTCTAAAGCGTTAGATGTAGATCCCATCATACATTTGCCAATAATCTTACTACCTAATCGTAAACAAGTTTTAGTTACTCGCCAGTTATTCAAGATGTTATCAGGCTTTTCCCATTTACCACTCTCATCATGTAATAACAATTGTAGCTTCTCACCATCATAACTATTGTCTCCTGTATTTTTCCAATCAATAGTTGTATCTAATCCTTCTAACTCTTCATCAGCTAAAGCGTGCATATTCTTTTTTGTGATCTTAGATGCTGGAACCCTATATGCTAATTCTGTTTTAGGTTTATCCATACCATCTTGTATCGGCTTAAAAAAGAATGGATAATTATTAGATATAGGGACTACTTTATCGGTAAACATTTTCTTAGCATCTGATCCTGTTTTAGAAAGTATTCCTATTCTTGAGTCTTTTGTAATAGTTGCTTGATTAACTCCCTCACAAGAACTCATAAATGAAAATCCTGAACGTCTAATTTTTAAATAACACATTCCAAAACTTCTCTTATCAGCCTTACAAGCTTCCCAGAATATATAAAATATTCTATTAGCCTCTCTAAAGTCAGGATTACCGACATCTATTTTTGTCCACTGTAAATACATATAGTGAGTTCCTGTTATATAGGTAGGAATCCCGTTATTCATAAACCAGTAACCCTGCTCTCTTCTATCAAACTCTTCTTCTATATAATCTACCCACTGTGCTTTAAAGTTCTCTGGAGTACTATGCCACTGAAATATAGATTTCATTCTACCTAATTCTTTAGGTATAGGGTATGACTCCCAGTATTGATCTTTTTTATCTTTAGATCTTTTATATATATTTTTAGGAGGTTTTGGTAATGCTATCTTTAATCCATTAATATCAATAACACTTTCTATCTGGCCTGTTCTTGATATTACAACAACATCATACTTCTCATTATAACCATATAACCAGCTTCGTGCTCTGTTTTTATTTGCAATAACAGAGTTTGGAATAAACTTATTTAATTCTCTATATAATTTATTTTGATCTTGACTCTGCAAATCCTTTAGGTATATTATTTTTCTTTTCTATTACATTGCCATCTAATAAAGCTTTCTCTTCCTCTATACGTTTTAAAATTTCAAATGCATCCATAATACATAATTTTTTAGTAGCAGCTGCGTTCTTTAACCTATCAGCAGCCAACTCGTCATCTTTATCATATTTGATAATATCCTCTTTTGCCACTTTTATTAGTTGCTTTACAGCCTTCTCTCCTGCCTCTATAATATTTGACTTAAGCTCCCTTATGTCCATCTGTATTATTTTTTTGTAATTGTTCTAAAGCTTTTTCATACCCTGGCATTAACTTTAATAACTCTAAACAACCTATAGCAAGCTCTCTGGTTTGTTGCTCTTCTTTAATAAGAAGTTTTAAATTTTCTGTTAGCTGTTCGTTTTTTGCTTTTAATAATCCAATATTTTTTTGTACTCCCATGATTTAATTTTTAAATTTATAAAATATAACATATATTTCTCGGCCTTCTTTCCATGATTTATTTGGATACTTACTATGAAAATAATTTGCTGGATAAGAAATTAATCTATTTTGTTCATAGCCTGAAACAGAAACTAACCTCCACATATCTAAGTTCTCAGAATCTACTCTTATTAAATTATCATAATCTTCATCAGTAATATGAGATGGTAAATCTTTTCCATAAACCTCATGCTCCCAAAAAGCAGTCCCATGTAACTCTTCTAATTCTCTCGGAGACATATAAAGAACAGCAGCCCTATCAGGCCTCTGACCATTTATATTTAAATCTGAATGTATTCTCCAGGTATTATCTAACTCATGTGTTGATACTCTAAAAAAACTTAATATATTTTCTAAAGGCTTACCCTCTATAATTCCTAATTTAGCTAATACATAATCATCAAATGC